AGCCTAAGTTTCAAAGAGAATCGCCCCGTACTTCACGGTTATGCAGTAGCTTGGGGAATAGTGTGTGAGTTGTATATGAGCACATTAAAGATGGGATTTCCACAAGATAAAATGCGCCAAACGGTTAAATTCATTAAAGATAATTATGGAGTATTCTCCATAGATTGTGATAAATACGACACGCTGTACGGATTAATGAAACATGATAAGAAGAACATAAATGGAGTGATAAACTTCACCCTTCTTAAAGACATAGGTGATATATGTATAAATCAGACGCCGACGCAGGAAGAGATTTTCGACATGTTTGATTTCTATAGAGAGTGCATGGGGTTGTAAAACGAATAAAAGTAATCAAAGGTTTGGTTATTTCAAATAAGAATAATATCTTTGCAGTCGATTTTCGGGATGTAGCTCAGCCCGGTAGAGTACGCGTCTGGGGGGCGTGTGGTCGCAAGTCCGAATCTTGTCATCCCGACATTGGGATCGTAAATAACTCATTATGAGTTGTTTACGATTTATTTAAGTGATAAAAATGATAAAGTTGAGTGTATAGTACATTTATTGATTGGTTAAACGATGCTGCGTAAAATTCAATCAAGATGTCAAAACGTAAAGCAATTATCATTTTACCTCGTCTAATAGACTTTGACGGGGATGTTACAAAACGTTGGTATATAGAGTATTCTATACGTGATGCAATCACGGGCAGGATGCAACGTTGCCGTGATTCTAAAGTTATGAACGCAATTAAAGACGTTAAATGTCGGCGTGCATATTGTGAGAAAAGAATTAATGAGCTTACTAAACAGATTAATCTAGGTGAAACAGCTGTACAAAATAAAAGGGTTATATATGATGATCAGCTTGAATACAGTTATAGCGCAAAGCTGTATGGTCGTCAACGTGTAAGTAATGTTACAGTTCGTACTTATTTGTCAGAATTTTTAGCAAGAAAAAAGTCAGAAATAATACCTCACTCTTATTCAACTTATACATCTAAGTTACGTATATTTTGTTCATGGCTTGATTTCCGGGGCTTATCCGGGAATCATGTAAGCACAATAACACAAGAGAATATATGCGAATTCTTTCATTTTATAATCACACAAAAGCAAGTGAGTAGAGTTACTATATTGAAGTATAGGCAGATTCTTTACAATTTTTTTAAATTCTTGCAAGTTAATAAAAGGGTTATTCCTTTTAATCCTGTATATCAAATTCCCAATTTAGGTCTAATGAAAGATGAAGCTCCTGTTCCAATACCGGAAGAGACACGTAATATTTTACAATCGTATATGATGCAGTACGATCGTCAATTATGGTTGGTCTGTATGATGCAATTTTACTGTGCAATTCGTCCGGGTCAAGAATTGCGGTTAATGAAAATCGGTGATATCAATTTTGATACTCATTCAATTGTAGTCAGACCGGATATCGCCAAGAACCGGCAAAAAGAAACGGTAGATATACCGGATCAACTTTTTGATTATATGGTAAATTTTTGCCATCTGGATCAATATTCTAATGATTATTACGTGTTTGGACATGATGGACAGCCAGGAACTGAGCATCTTGGTAAGAATAATTTTAGAAATAGGTTTGACAGAATACGTGATTCATTGAATTTGCCGTCATACTACAAATTATATTCGTTTAAGCACTCGGGCGCTGTTGCATTAATGACTAACGGATTTAATACTTATGACCTTCAACGCCACTTCCGCCATAAATCAATCGTAACCACAGAACAGTATTTCAGAAAGAATCTCGGCGAACATAACGAAAAAATGATGAAACACTTTCCGGATATCTAACTTGCTTACTACATACTACAATCGATTTTTCAGTTGATTATAAATACGTTGTGTATTTATTTAGTGTAGTAACCTCACATAAGAAAAACAGGCTGCCCAATAAAAATCGGACAACCTGTTTTTGATTTATACATACAAGCAGCATTTACTCATTCAGGATTCTAAGCAGCTCCGGGAAATCATCCGGAGAAAATCTTAACTCTATATTTGGTGTTTTTTCATTAAGAGATACAAAGTAGATAGAAAGATGAACCGGGTAAAGGCTGTTTTTGTACATTGCAGTACGCAATGTTACCGACCAGCCGTCACTCGTTAAATTAGCATCATTGGTGTATTGTGACTTTTTAAAATCAGCCTTATTATTACCCAGTAATTGTTTAAGCGTGTGGTAATAGTCTGTTAGATCATGATTTGTAAGTGATGCGAAATCCGTTTGGTCTTCAATGTAGAAATGCATTCCGATTTCTTCCGGAGCATTTTGGTTTATCGTATCGACGCGATAAAATTTTAAAGTATCAGCTTTTAATAAAGGATATTGTTCTTTTTTATTCAACTCTTTTATGAGGACTGTAGCGGCAAATTTGATAAACCTGTAATCATTTCTTGACAGTTCAATACCTTTCACTCCATTCATAATGTGGTAGCAATTCTCATTTATCTTATTTATTGTAATCATTGTTTTAATTTTTAAGTTATACGATGTTGGTTAATTAGTCTATAAGTCCTTTTACCGGATACTTTTTAATTATGGCCACACAAATAGCTGCATATGCTGTTGATGCTCCGGCTAATAGCAAGGAATAATCAATAAAGACTATTACCATAAACAATGATAGAATAAGATTGAGATGCACAAGAATGTGTCTCACTTGGATTTTTGTGCCTAATATATTTGACGCTGATTTAACCTCACGATTGAGGATTTTACTTGTTTGCGACTGCATAACCTCGTTATTGGTCGCTGAGATTGTTTTTGCTCTCATTATCTGATGTGTTTGACATTTTAGGCAGAATACAAGAACGGCTGCCATACCCCGTCGTCAAACACACCAGATTATCCTCCGAAGAGCAATAAAAAGATTAGGATAGGCAGCCGCCATATTTTAAGTTCGGGCATAAAAAAAGCCCTAAACTATGTCTTGAGCTGTAACCGCGCTCGTCGGAGATGATAATTCATCCGGTGTATTTGACGTTGCAAATATGGTGATAATAACTGAGAGTACAAAATAACGTTTCAAAAAAATCGTTTGAATTTAATATTATTTTATATATATTAATATCGAAACTATTTCCTATAATTTAAAAACAAGTATCTTTGCATTCGGAATCATCATCCAAAGGATGAAGGATATGGCGAGAGATTTGTTCTTCCACGCGCATTGCCTAAAGTTGCGTTCCTCACTCGCGAAGTGAGGTTTTTTTATTTATATAGTTTTCGTATTCTTTTTTGAATCTTATTTTTTCCGTTTTATCAACGCAATAACCTGTAACTAAAAGGTATTTTTGTCTTATTTCGCGAAGTATCACAATATAACTTTTACATTCTAACCATAAGAATATATTATTATGTCCTTTGGCTTTTTTTTCAAAGATTTTTACCAAAGGAGATTCATGGTTATCTATAATTGCTTTTATCCAATGAATTTTATTTGCCCGATCTTTATCGTATACCCTTTTACAAGATAATTTGCTTTCACGAGTAATAATATGATTAAACGAAACGTCTTTGTAAATAAAAACCCCATGTTCCTTATCTTTTACAATATCATGGTTCACTTTGACTTCACAGCCTTTAAAATATGTTTTATTTTTAATGAAATCATTTAGATATATACCATACATCTTATACAATTGTTCGTCACTTGGATTTTTAATATCTAATTCTTCTTCTTCAAATAAGCCTTCCAAATCTTCTAAGTTTTCCATCTTATTTCTTTTTATTGGCTAATTGAAAATCCCATATTTTAAACTTCTCATCCCATGGAGGTGTACTTTCCGTGATGGAATATCCAGATTTAAGTTCAATATAATCTATAATCTTATTTTTTGTTGAGCTATTTTTTTTTATATCATTACGTTGCTTATATACGATTGCGCCTATAAAAAAATCGGTTAATTGAATAAATGGGCTTTCTTCCGAACGAATATTTTGGAAATATTTATATTTGTTTTTACATACTTTATCTAAGACTTCTGATAACTTATTTAAACGGGCCTTACCTCTATTATCTTTTATATCCATATAGACTTTATAGGTATTTAAAGTCTTTTGGTCTCTTATCAAATAAAACATACTTTTATAATAAAAGATGTTGTGGTCTCCTTTATTGTATAGTTCATTATTAATATTTTCTTTATGTTTGATTAATAATGCATGAAAACATAAGTCTCTGTTATTAAAGAAAAAATCAATAAGCTCTTTATATAATGATATCCGAGAAGAAGAAACTTTGTTCCATTTTAATTCTGTTGGGGAATGATGCCTTAATTTAATATCTTTAATTTGTTTAGATATACTTTGCCATTTATCTTCTGATACATATACTCCACCTACACACATCACAGGAAATTTGTCATGTTCCAAATGGCAACTTTCATCTATGTATATTCTTATATCATTATTCATCTTATCTAACTTTGGTAATCATTATATTTATGCAAATATACGCGAAAAATTTCAATTATTATATAATCCTGTAATGACTCTATATTTCCTTGATTATGAGAAAGTGTGTTAAATTATTGTTATTCATTTTTTCTATTTATATTAGGATAAGGGTATGTTTTCATATCAAGAAACAATGAATCTTCTTCAATACACTGTCTTATACCTGAATATCCAGGAAATAATTTTGAAGCATCATATCCTAAATGCCGTAAATAAGCATAAAGATTTTTTGCATCAGATGCAGGTATTAAAATTTTGTATAATACACCATCTATATCTATGAATTTCGGATCATTGCTGATTAGTATATCAAGTGGGGTTCTGTTAATAGATACATTTAAATCTGGTTTAAATGGTATAATTTCTTTTATAGGTGTTTTTACTTGCCATAGTGTAAAAATTCCTTTTTGAGCACATAAATTAGGGTTATTATTATATGGTGGTATTATAATTTTTAATGGTATATTGTATCTAAGTGTATCAATCAAAAATGAATTTAATGCCCATAAAACTATATACTTACTTTTTCTTTTTGCCTTTAAGGTTCCTGATGTTGCAAAATACAATGCAACTAACATATCCTGAGTCCAATCAAGTAGTCTTGTAGGTATTCCATAATGTTGGGCCAATCCTGCAATTTCAAATAAATCATCAGGTATCCATGTCTTTGCATTAAGAAAGGTAGTAGAGCCAAGTTCCATTACCATATCTGTTCTGAAACTACTAACATCTGGGACAGGTAATCCATTATAGTCGCATTTACAAAAAAAATTTTGGAGTAACCTCCGTTCAACGTCTATTTGAGTAGACTCCCAATCAGTTATAGGACCACCAAATCCAGCTAATTTCCATAAACTCTCTTGCCTTTCTTTTCTTAATGCACTAGGTATAAGATCATACTTATATGAAGAAAGACCTCTGAATATATAATCTCTTTCAAGGGCTTTATATAATTTACCATCATATGAAATATCGCTGATAAAATCTCCTAAATTTTTATATTTTATTTCTTTTATAACTTAATCCATAATATTAATTTTTGTGCTAAAATAGAATAAAAATTATTTATTTCAAAATTATGAATAAGAAATCCCGACAAAATGCCGGGTTTCACTTTTTCACTAAATTAGAACTAACTCTTTAGTTCTTGATTAATGATTTCATTTTAGCTTTATTGCCAAACAAGATTAAGATTTAAATAAATGACTAAACTATTTTTATTACTTTTGCTATGCCCAATAAAAACAAAAAATAGCTATTCGCATGACGTAATCCGTAAAATCGGATTAAGGTATTTGTACCTTTGGGCACGTCATGCGAATAGCTTTTATATTAATATGTTATACGATAAAGAAAAACCAGTAAGGCCAATACCAAACCCTGGAGTTGATATACATATCAACGAAAGTGAAAATCCACCTCGTCCCAAATTTAAAGGATAAGCCCTATTAACATTAATACTCCTGATATCGGTATAGCAAAAGCAATAATCTTAATGCATCTATTAAGGTTATGTGTACGGCGATTCAATTCTGTCATGTTGCGATTGATATTATCTTCAATAGCAACTACTTCATCAAGAAGAGTATTGACATATATGCGTTTATCAGGAGTATTATAGTATTTGGCATATCGCTCTATTTGAAGATCTTTAGGATCTCTTCCTTTCATTCGCATGTCATATGTACTGATGACAAATCTGCAAAGTAAAAATATACACAAAAAACCTGATAGTATCATTATACATAATGAGATTATCATTAACCAGTCCATGTATGGGATGTTTGCTATTAAAGCTGTAGCTATTCCTATGACAGTAATGATGCCGGCAAATAATGAATATGCACGACCGGTAGTATTTATTTGAGCTTCTACCAGTGAATTTAATCTTTCAGATGACTGAGTATGATAGTATTCAGCTGTCTTTTCATCAATAAACTGTCTGCTTTCGTCTGATATTTCAAAATTATCCATATTATTTTGTTTTTAATACAAAGATACCCTTAATTTTTAAAGATGAATTTTCTGTTTTAATGATTGTAGTATTTTTATTATATGACTTTTAAATCTTAAAAACAGAAATACAATAGCAATAATAAATATTAGTAGTATAATATTTCTAACTAAATGGTTCACTTCTTTTACTTGTGATGTAACCTTTTGAGTATCTCTCTTTTTATCAACTGTCTTTTGCTTCTCTGCCTGTTTAGTATTCTGAACTTGTGTAGAAGCTGATGTTTGCGATACTTTACCTTTAGAGCCTGAATGCTTCGTCGTACTAATTTCGGTTGTAGATAGTACCGGATGTTTGCCGTTGCTATCTGTTTTACTCGTATCATAAACGGTTTTATGTATTACGGTCTCTTCATCACTGTAAGTGGTGTCAGACTTTACAATAACACTTGAATGCGTGGTACTGTCCTTTGTTGATAGCTGTTGTTCAGTATTGGTAACTGTCATTTCTTTCGTGACTGCTTCTTTGCTTTTGCAGCTTAAGAAGGTAGCGGCCAATATAACCGTTACCAAAATGATTTTTATTCTGTCCATCTTGTTGCCTCCCAATTTCTACGATTAATTAATCCTTGTAACTTTTTACCTCCAACATAAACCCATTTAGTAAACTCTGCCTGAATTAAGTTGTCTCGCTCGCCTTGTAACACTAATTTCAACAATGTTGAATGGCTGAGTTTGCTAACGCCGAGATTAAACGCGAAGTCTGCCAAAGCATCAAATTGTCCTTGTGTAAAAGAGTGAGGTAAACTATTTAAGTAGTTCTCTACCGGTAGAAGATCACCCTTGAGTAAACTTTCTGCTTGTTCAATTGTGATTGTCTGTCCCATCTTAACACCCTGTGTGTGCCCTACACCAATTGTAGGGACACCTGCCGGGCATTTATAAGCTTTCAGCTTTACGCCTTCAAACTCCTTGATTTTGTTTATTAGTATCTGACTTGCTTTCATTTGCTTTGTCTTTTATTATTTCAATTATTTTAGATGCCTTATCTTCTCCGTATGCAGTAGCAACACTTTGCATCAAATCAATAGGATCGTGTTCGTCAGTACGTCCTTTCTTTAGGTTTTCCCTGATAGAAATTACTTCAATAAGCGTTTCCGCCAATGCGCATATTACACATAAAACAGGGAATGTTATAAAGAAGCTCAGGCAACCATCCAATAACAACAGCAGGAAAAAGTATAGTATGTATTCCGAGCATTTGCTCACCGTCTTACGAAGTCCGTAACTCGTTGTCCTAAATATTCCAAGCCTTTTACTTGCCAGTATACCTGTTATCAAATCAACAACAGCGGCTATTTGCGGCAAGCATGCCAATATTGCCGCCGTAAGCATCCAGTTATACAATCCGTGATAGTCTCCATTGAGGAGAAATGAGATAAATAATAAATTCATAATGTCGTGTCTTTTTGTTTTTGTGTATTGTTTACTTCGTTGTTTCTGCGTCTTCAGTTGTGAATGTTGCAGACTGTTCTACAATGCTCTTCAGTATCGACTGAAAGTCTGCTGCATACTGTGCGAAATTTTCAGTATAAATGAAGTTTGTAACTGTAGGATTACTTGCCGACGAGCTGTTGTCAAGCATCACAATTCCGTTATTGTACTTGAAATTACCTACCTGCACTTGCTTGTCATTGACCTTGTCAATCACTGCACAATTCATGTAAATGAGTTTTGCATTCTTTGCATCTGTTGCATCAACCGTATAATCCAAGTTATACACAACTCCGTTAATGGTTGTCATTGCAGATTTGTTTATCTGCGTCATTTTTAATTGTAAATCCATAATTCTTATTTTTATATGTTATACTTAATTTTACCAATTGTTATCGTTATATCCCACAGTCATCCATCCCGAACCAGGAATGTCCATATTCATTGCTCCATTGTCACCGTCAACCCAGTATAGATAATGAGCTGCCGTTCCACCAGGCAAACGTGCCCTGTATCCGTTAACCACTGCCAATACAACATCCTGCCCATTATTCCTGTTGAATACCGTTACTTCTTTAGCCTGTGAGGCATACACAAGCATGTAATATGGTAAACTAAGACTGCCGTTATCTATAATTACAACATCAACTTGAAAGCCGTTTACATCACCATAAGAAGCATTGCCATAGCAACTTTGATAGGTAAATGAACCTTGGCTATAACCGTCACTTGTAGGAGACACCGGTATCTTATAAAAATTATATCCGTTGTAAGTATAAGTCTTTAATGCTCCTTGAACATAATCCCCTTGACCATAGCCATTGACATAAAATCTAATTATATTGCCTGAAACTACTGCGACCGCTTTTGAGCTGTGCCCGAATGCTCCACGACAAAATATATTTGCTGAGTAATATCTTAATGTCCTATTATTATATGTCCCCTGATGGTAGAAATCACAACCATTTATCCATATACCTGTCTGATCGAAAGCAATACCGCCTATAGCTTTCCCATTACCACCTACGCAATTAAGATTTTGGAATGAACCTGTCACACCGTCAAGTTCTCCGGTGAACTTACCGTTTTGTACATTCAGATTCTTGAAGGTAGCATTTTGAGCATCTATTGTTTGGGCTGAAATACCGGCAGCTACAACTTTGGTAACATCTATCAAGCTCATCTTTAAGTAACCGCCGCTAATAAGTCCTTTGTCTTCCATAGCTTTTTGTACATCACTCTCGTATGCTAAGCCTCCTAAACTGTTTTTTAAAGAACCTAATCCATCATTAGCTGTTTTAGCTGAATCAGCTGCTGCATCTGCCGTACCTTGTGCATCGGTTATTTTCTTTTGCGCGCCTGAATCAAGAGACTGAAATGTTATCATACCGCCAAGTAAAATCTTTTTGCCTAATAGCGATATTCCGTCGGTATCTATTGTAAGAGAGCTCTTTATTTGGTCTGTTGTCGGACGTTGAGCTATATCGGAGTTAATGTCTTCAGGAGCAGCCGACCATGAAAGCGAGGACTCAGTTCCCCTTTCTATCATTAGATCCTTAACATAAATAGTAATACCTGTACCAGCATTTGATTCAAAATCAAGAAATCCATTATAACTATTTGCGTCTGTATAATTCTGTACATTTGGATAATGTAAAATTATCCTTTGGTAGTCAGTTGTTAAAGATATATTACCACCATTTTCTGTCGCACCATAATCACACAAATTCATATTTAATATATATGCTGCTGACGCTTTCATATAAGCAGATACCACAAAATTACCGCCAATCCCATTAAAACCAATTCCGTGTATTCTTAACAAAATTCCAGCTCCTGAATTACCGGTATCAAATTCAAAACCATTTATGCCTCTGTCTATTATTGGACTATGGTAATCGTATGTTGTCCCCTTGTTGAATCCAAATAAGTTGACACCTCCAACTTGTACACCATTAATAGCATTGTCAACTTGGCTCTTGACTGTCATATTGATTTTGTTAGCGTGCTGGTCTATCATGCTTTCAAAATCGCCTGAATTCATTTTAAGCGTTATAGCCTTTGCATTAGCTGAAATATCTGCCGTATTTTGGTCTACAGTTTTGCCCATATCATCAACAGTCTTTTGGTCTGCTTTTAACGATAATGCGCCGTTGGCCGTATTTAATGCTATTGTCTTTGTAACAGTATAATCTATTACCTGAAATGAAAATCTCTTTGTCACATTGAAACTGCCGGATGTTATAAGTATATCAACATAACCTTGCTTTGTGTTTTGCGGTATGGCTGTTATCACTACCGTATTACTTGATATTGTAGCACTGCATCCTGATGTGGCACTTACTATGATTGTAGGTGTTATTACCGCTATACCTTTCAATAGCTTGACGGTTGTAATAGCTAACGACAAATTAGTTATATTGCCGCTTTCATCATCATTAAGAGTAACACTTTCCGGAGACAACGTGCACATGAAACCATCATCACCTTTTGCGCCAGTTGCTCCGGTATCTCCTTTAGCTCCAGTATTACCGGTATCTCCTTTTTCTCCTTGCGCGCCTGTCTCTCCGTCATTGCCTTTAGATACTTGTTTTTGCCACGAATTAGAGTTATCTGTTGGCTCATCTGTTGTTGTTCTGCCTTCAGGAATAATGCATAACCAAAGCGAGCCGTTATGTGATACCCGGTCATAATATGAATATGCAGTATCTTTAACCCATTCGCCTTTTTCGGCAGGTATCTTTACAATGCTATCGCCTACTTGTATTGCAAAGCTTTTAGCCACGAATTTATTACCTGAAGGAGAAATAACCGTTGTGTCTTTTCCGGACAATGAATAACCGCAAATGCCGGCATATTGAATCATAGCCGGAGCATTTTCTCCCGAAACTTCCAACATAATAGCATTTTGCCGCGTGCTGTCATTTCTATTACCAAGTTGTACAAGCGCATCACCGGCAACAGGCGCATCACTGTTAGCGTCACAATCTGTTTTACTTAACTCAATATATCCGTCACCAACAGCAGATACATAACGCCAATAATATTTATTGCTGACATTCGTATATTTGCCTGCCTTGATGTTGAATGTTTGACATCTCACTTGGTCGCCTACGACAAAATCATTAGTCGTAGCCGTTGTGCCGTCGTCAGACATGAAGTAACATTTATATGTTTTGTCCGTTTCTTCTACACGTGATATTTTGCAGCCTGCCGAAGTAAACAACATGTTATCACCAACATAATTGAGTTTACGAATCTCTAACGACGTGAATACAGCTTTTACACGTACAAGAAGCTCGTCTATTTCCATGTATGATTTGCCGTCTTGATTGTACAAGGTAAATCCGGAACCAAGTTGCCCGGTTGCAAAGTCTGTAGATTTTATGGAATTTGTAATGATACCTCCCAGCAGATGTACAAGAAACTCGGTTGTTTCCTCTTTGTCCTTACGCAAAAAAGTATTTAGAGTTTTTAATGCAGTGAAAATATTATTGTCCGAGGCTTCTGTGCTATCAGTTGAAATTATGATGTCTGCTAAAGATTTGCCATTGATTTTTAGTCCTTTTGTGAAATCGAAGATAGCTTTTATTGCTGCATCTTTATCTCCGCTCAGGAAATTCGTTTCTATTTCTTCAAATTTAGATGTGATATCATCGAAATTTGAATCAACATTTTTGAAATAGTCAGCAATTATTTGGAAGTTGCGCTGCCATTTAAGACGAACGTCCTTACCGGTATCATTTTGACCGTTCCAGGAGATTATATTCTCAAAATCAGTATTGAAACTCATATTATCTGCTTTTTATTCATCCAACCATCTGCCGTTATCTATCCAAACACCGTTATCACGCCACTTTTTGTCAGCAAGTATCCATCTGTGTTCCGCATCAGTGTCACTAATTGTGACAGGATGGAAAAGTCCTTTCCATGTGCCTTTGCGGCCGTCTTTATCTATAGTATACTCTATGTATTCGCATATCCAGCGTTTATTTAGTATCTCGTATATCAACCTGGTGTCATATACGTTAGGATCGTAACTCTCTATCGTTAGTTTGTTCTTTTTATCGATTTTATACGTGCTATCGTAAAATTCGGAGGCTATCGTTTTTAACCTGAACGATTCTTCTCTCATCGTAACATTTTTTGTGGCCGTATCAATTATCGCTGTTTCGTCAGTATAAACTTGCGGATATGTAGGCACTTTAACATTAAGAGCTGAAAAAACGATATCTCTACAGATGCAACCAATGAAGAATGCCGCATATAATGTGTTTTTACTCTCTTCAGTTGTATTATAACCACCATTCTCCAAATAGCCGTACAAAGTTGACTGTTTGTTATTATTATCACTAGTGGAGTTCGAATCAAGTGTGGCCACACTCATTTGTGATTGTTGCTTCACTCCGCTTGGCAACTTCCAGCCGACTGCTATTTCCGTTATTTCAGCCGGGACAATTGATATTGTTATTCCTAAATCGGTAGTGGTACTGTCGTGAATGAGATTCTTAAATTCGTCGACTTGTAACGGCGTGTCTTTGTCATCAACGGTTTGACGTATGTATTCTATGTCTGTATCCGGATCGGTAATCAGCTCCATGCCTGTGTCTGTCGTACCATTAAAGTAGGTGATAGCATCGCCAAGAGTCATTGATTTTTTTACGGCCAACTTTTTTAAGTCATCTGGCAGCTTTCGAAAAGTGTAATATGTAGTTGACGGTAAATCATATCCGATGTTTGCCGTGCTGTGCTCATCTTCTGTTGCGTCGCTGTCTATTTCTGTCTCGTAGGCATCCTTTACATTTTTGATGTGTACCATTCCGGCAGTGGCGTAGAACTTGGCTTGTGTAACAATGTCAACGGCTTTTGTCTTATAATCTATGTAGAACTCTATATTGAAAAGCTTTTCTACCTCTTCGAGGAACTCTTTACATGTGTAACCGGGTAACATCTTGGCAAACTCTGTCGTGTCGATGTTATGTATCATAATCATGTGCCGATATTCCGAAGAACGAAGCATGTTGCTGTTGATGGTGTACCCCAGTGCCGTAATGATTTTTTCGACCATATCGACATAGAACGGCATAGCTATCCAACCACATTGTCCGTTAGGCTTTAGTGTGAATGTGGCGCCGTCATCAAGTAGATATATATCATACAGGTTGTATGTATCACCGCCTATGACGGTAGGAGGGAAGGCGTAACCCATTTTCTCAAAGTCGGTTAATGCAGAGATTTTTGTGGTATCGTCTACAGTTGCTTTACCTAAGTCAAGTTCACTTACCTTTTTCTCTGAGCCAATAAAGTAATTGAATTGCGAATTGCCGGATACGATTTGTATTGTGACCTTTTCGTTAGTCCACTTGGTTATTACTTCGGTACCGTCACAATATACACGATTATCGGCAATGAGAATCACGCGACGTTTGGTCGCAAATGATTCTGCCTTGTTAATCCTTTGAAGGAAACCATATAGTTTGGCGTTCGTAGGATTAAGAAGTGACATAGTGCAGTCATAAGTATATTCACCATTTTTTGTGATGAACGAATTTTCTTGCTTAACGGTGCAAGAAAAATCATCACTTAGGACTGCGTGTACATTGTCGATAATTAATTCTGTCATGTTATTATTTTGTGTTGTACTGCAAATGTAAGGTTGTAAAAAGCAAAAAAAAAGGACAGGCGCGACTTGCAACCTGTCCTAAGAAAACCTGAAAAAATCTAATTACCTAGATGCATTTGACTCGTAAATTTGCAATTCGTTTAATTTGTCTCTCACATCTGTCATTGCAAGCGTAAGTTTTTTGTCTGCAATGGTCTTTAAATATTTGTTTTGCTGTTGTAACTCTTTTAGCAGTGTAGAGTTATCGGAATTAAAAGCAATGTTTTGTGTTGTGACGTTGCCTGTAGGAGTGTCGGTATATCCTCCGGAGTATCGACCTCCTGTTAATTGCAATTTTTGTAAGATGGCTGTCGTGTCAAGCATGTTGATTGTT